GTATAGAGGCTGACATTCTGCACATGGGTGTTCTGCGCGGCACGGGAGGTGAGTTGGCGTCGTGTGCATACTCTTTACTATGCATGGATTTTCCAGTACAAACGCCGGTTAGTTCGAGCACGATTAACTCACTGCTGGAAGCTGCTGTCTGTCCGCTGCCTTTGGCTGGCAGGCCCCTCGTCGATATATCCAATAAGGAGAGTCGTAAGGCTGGCTACCCGTTGAAAGCGCACCCTGGTGCTTCGAACAAGGTTAACGTGTACGCAAATGAGGTCTACGCGCGGGCGAAAGACTTTGCACCAGGTTTGTGTAGGTCGTTGCTGGAGATGACAGCTTTTCAGGACGGCTTCAGTGATGATCAGCTCACAAGCACAATGATGTTCGCTTTAGCAATAAACCCGTACTGTGCAAAACCGGCTGAAATAGCGACGCGCGTGGTGCGTGACCCAAAGGGTGCAAAACAGTTGTCAAATGCGATCAAGAGTTTAGGACTGAACTCCCACCCCCTCGGCGCGATGTTGTGTGAAGGTGAGTCGTTGCAGGGACGAGGTGTGGCCGTGCCCGATGCTATGTCTGATGCTAGCTACAGGGTGGGGGGCCCGGTCTTGGAATCCAAGATGCATAACCTCCCAATTGATAAGATTAGGGAGTCGATTAGAACGGTTTTGTCGAGGGAGTGCCCACGCCAGTTGGTGTTCGAAGAGCTGGAAGACTTTTGGCACCGCAGGTACCAGTGGTGTGTGAATGGCGCGCATTCGAAACTGATCGAGCGACTCCATCCCGGCCTCGTGCCTGACAGCCCCGAACTGCGAGGTAGACAGGTGCATCGGCGCGTTTTCGCAGAAAGGTTGGAGGATGAGCCGGTGAGCAAGTGGGATGGGAACTCCTATTTTACGTTGAGCTGGAAGCTAGAGTGTGGGAAGACGCGAGCGATCTACTCGGGAGATTCGTTGTCGTATTTTGCTTTTGAGCACTTGTTAAAACCGGTGGAAAGGGCTTGGAAGAACAAACGAGTAATATTGGACCCCGGCAGCATAGGCACGTGGAAGATCGGTAAAAGGATACGCGCGATGCAGAGGGACGGGCCGGTGCACGTGATGCTTGATTTCGATGATTTCAACTCCAGACATAGGTTGGAGTACATGCAATGTCTGTTCGAAGAACTGTGTGAGCACGTCGGCTACCCACCTGAGCTGGCTGAAAAGCTGGTTGGAAGTTTCGACAAAAGTACGCTGCTTGTAGAAGGTAAGGAGCTGGGCAAAGTGGCGGGAACGTTGATGAGCGGCCATCGAGGTACGACGTTTGTGAACTCTGTATTGAACGAGGCGTATATCTTGGCGTGCTACGAGGACCTACACGACCTTAAAAGCATGCATGTAGGCGATGATGTCTATGTCAGTGCACCGAGCTTCCGTGTCGCTCAAGAGTTGCTGAGCAGTTGCTCGAGGGGGGGTTTGGCGATGAACCCACTCAAGCAGAGCGTCGGTTCGTACTGCGCGGAGTTCTTGCGTGTGAGTTACGGTGAGACGTGTGCGCGGGGTTACGTGTGCAGGTCGATTGCGACGTGTGTAAACGGAAACTGGAGCAGTGATGTGCGCTTAGGAGGGGAAGAGGGTCTGAAGAGTATCTTGGGCCACTCGTGGACCTTGTGCAACCGAGCAGCGAATTTCGCGATCGGCGCTGTTCTTGTATCGAGTCTCAAGCGCATCTGTAGGATAAATTCAACGCACGCCCGCAACCTATTGTGTGGTGCTGTTGGGTTGAAGGAGGGACCGGTGAGGGCTTGTGGTTCTGGGGTGCAGACGCTTGACGTTGAGGTGGATGACAGCAAGGTCGAGGAAGATGTAGCCCTGGCCTCGCACGGACTCGGTGAGCACGCAACGATTGACTATCTGACGTACTGTGCAACACCACTCGAGCAATATGTGTTGGGCGAAGTGGGATCCGACATCAAGCGGATGATGAAATGTGCTTCTTACAGGAAGACTATGATTTCGTCGTCTGGCGATGATGGACTGAAACGGATCCCCTCCACCAGAGTGACATTTAGGTATCGAGCGGTGAGCACGACTGTGCGTTTGGAGGACTCGATGAGGAGCGAACGAGTAGGTGGAGTCCTCAGAGAATACCCGTTGTTGCAGCTGGTGCGCAAGAGGATGACTCGTGAACTGCTGGCCCAGGCTCTTGGTGCGTTGGGGTACACGCCAACATATACCGAGGAGGACGACGTTCTGGCGTGGGGACTACGTGGTAAGGCGCTGGCGATCCAAGGCACGATGACGTACGCGGATTCGTGTGCACTGTGTGGCAGATGTGTTGAGGATCTAGTGTACACCGACTATCACTACTACGCGTGAAGTGTTGTCCGGGATGGTTGATTCGATGGCTGTGGACAGCTACGCCGCGATTCTGGCGGGTCGTGGCAAGAGAGAGCATATCCCATTAAACGTCCCTCTACGTGGGGACCGGAGGGCTTAGGTGTATCAAGGTACCGGAGTAAGGAAACTTCTGTTGATCCCGTTCTAACCTTGAGTTACGAGCTCGATTAGCAGTTTTATCCAAATAGGGAAAAACACGTTTTACCTGTGGTCTTGCCCCGCCGCATAACAGATGGGGGCAGATGGAAGCCGAGACCCGGAGTTGGACTCGGGGTGGGGGTCGTTCAGTGACGTAGTGTGGCAAGAGCTTGTGCGGTCGGCCGAGTTCAAACGAGTACGTTACAGGGCCCTGGCCGAGTCGGTTCTTGGTGTGGCGGATCCTTGGGGTAGTGTAGCGAGCGGGGTCCGTAAGTACGCAGTCACCCCGGTACGTCACTCAAGCGATACGCCCCTGCGGCCTCGCCTCGACCATGCTCCCAAGCGTCTCGTGTTGGCGATAGCTGGTTCGGGGTGGGGGAAAACGTCGTTCTTAGAGGGTGCGAGGGGGTCGGGGCTCAAAGTGGCTGACATCGACGACTTTATCGCCCATGATGAGAAAGCAGCGCAGCTAAGGTTGTCGGCGGCGAAGGGTGACATCAGTTGGGATGAGGCATGCGCGTACACACATGCAGGAGCTGTAGCGCGTTTAGCGGCATATAGACCCGACGTGCTGTTGGCCCATGGTCCGAACATAGGAGGTAACACCCGTGCTGAACTAGATGCCATCTTCGCTGTCGAAGAATGGTGGGTAACGGCCCCGAGCATCGACGAAGTGGTGAAGCGTGTGAGGGCACGTGCGAAAGACGGGAAGGAAGACAGGGCTGAGCTAATGGCTAGGGTCAACTACGTAACATTGCAAAAACAGAAACCGAACCCGAGTTCCGTGGCCGTGGCGAGTGGGTCGTGGTGTGAACTCTGGAATAGGCTGTTGTCTGAGTTGATGCGGGAGAGGGCGCCGAAAGATGGGATCAGCGATAAGTTGCTACAAACGTGCTGTAACTTGGGGGGTGCGTTTAAAGTGCGTGCTGATAGGTTCAAGGGACGCGTTGTTGAGCTGGGCAACCTCGGGTCTTTTCTAGCAGGGCACCTCGGGCACAGAGACTTGATCGATAGGATGAGTATAGAGGCTGACATTCTGCACATGGGTGTTCTGCGCGGCACGGGAGGTGAGTTGGCGTCGTGTGCATACTCTTTACTATGCATGGATTTTCCAGTACAAACGCCGGTTAGTTCGAGCACGA